GGCGGCGCGGAGGTGTCGGCGGTGCTTGCGGGAGATGCGGGTTTCGTCTCGCCAGTGCCAGCCGTTGAGGGCTGTGAGGAGGATGCGGCGGTGTTCGGCTTGTTCTTCGGGCGTCCATGGCTGGGTCTCGGGCTTGGGTGGGCGGACGGGGATCTCTTCGGCCATGAGCCGCTCGTACGCGTTCACCGCGCCTCCCGCTGATCGGCAAGGAGCGTCTCGGTGATGGCGCCGAGGAGAGCGACGTGCAGCGGCGTACGGATGCCGAGGCGGCTGGCTACCTGCTCGACCGTGAGCGGCTGCGGCGTCGAAGGCTGGGAGCCGGTGAGGGCGCCCGCGCTGACGATGCCGGACAGTTCGAAGAGGTGGCCGACGTGGATGTCGAGTGCGTCGGCGAGGCTTTCGAAGAACTCGGCGGCGGGGATGGTGTGGCCGTTGAGCATTCGTCCGACGCTGGAGTGAGACATTCCCACCGCTTCAGCGAGTGCCTTCTTGCCGCCGCTGCGGGGGCCGGAGAGGTCGTAGCCCGCCTTGATGGCGTGGTGGCGTACGAACTCGGCGAACTGCTCGGCTGCGGTCATGCGACGGCCTCGGCTTCTTGGTAGCGGCGGTGGTGGACGGCGCGGAGCGGCATCGGGTAGCCGCTGGGGGTGCGGCATTCGGTGCCGGGGGTGACTTGGCATTGGGGGCAGCAGGCGGTTTCGCGGGCCCATTGCGCGGCGCGTTTGGGGTGTGGGTTGTCGAGGGTTCGGCCGAGGAGGGTTTTGCAGGGTTGGCCGGCGGGGGCGTGGCAGCCGGGGCACGGGACGGCGTGGGCGCGGCGGGGGCGGGTGTGGGTGGTCATTCGGTGTCTCCGGTCTGTTGGTCGTGGGCGGTTTGTTGGGCGTAGGCGGTGGTGCGTGCGTCGTGGCTGGTGATGGGGAGTCGTCGGCCGCGGGGGCTGGTGCAGCGGGTTCCGGGTGGGGCCCCGCACCAGGGGCAGCGGATGGCCCACTCGGGCTCGGTCACGAGGCCTGCTCGGTGTCGAGTCGGGCGAGGGCTCGGCGGGAGGCTTCACGGATCCGCTCCTCTTCGGCGGCCTGCTGCTCGGCCGTCAGCTCCGGCTGGCCGGTGGCGGCGCGGATGCGGGCGGAGTGCGGCTTCGGGCGGGGCTTGCCGAGGGGCTGCTTGCTGGTGCCGCCGGGTGTCTTGCACGGCCGGCCGAGTGCGGCGCCGCAGGTCGGGCATTCGATGCCGAGGGGGCCGGCGCGGCGGACGGTGTCGGCGAGGGCTTGCTCGTCGGTGTCGGGGACGGTGCGGTTGCCCTCCCAGCCGCGGGCCTCCAGCTCGCGTACGAATTCGCGGGAGGGGCCGCCGGTGAGCGCGGGCCGGTCGGCGGGTGCGGGGTGGCGGCCGGAGGCTATGGCGTCGAGCTGGCCGCGGTAGCGAGCAATGAACTCGGCGGGGGCTTCGTCGCCTACCGGCTCGTACTGGAAGTTCTCCACGCGTTCGGAGCGGATGGTTCGGCGGAGGCGACGGACGTCGTGGGGCTGGATCCACAGGCGCTGGTTGGGGTCCTTGGGCGGGGTGCCGTAGTAGCGGTCGACGGCGGCGTACGCGTCGGCGTCCAACGGGATGTCGTGGAGGGCGGAGGCCCAGGCGATGGCGGCGGCTGCGGAGGGCTGGCGGTTGTCGAATCCGGCGCAGCGGGTGAGGAGGTCTGAGGCTTCGGCGGGTGTCATGAGGTCTCCCGGGCTTCCATGGCGCGGAGTTGTTCGGTGAGGGCGGTGTGGGCGGCGACCTTCGCGTCAGTGCCGACGAGGGGCCGGCCTTGCTGAAGGCGGACGACGTTCCCGCCGGGCTGGTCGATCACGACGGGGGTGCGCATGGCGTGCCAACCGTCGTAGAACCAGCGGCTGCTGAAGGGCGGTTTGTTGGCGGCCTGTTCGGCCTTGAGTGCCTGCTCGACCATCAGCGGGATTCCGAGGCGCCGGATGTCGTTGATCACTCGGATCATGTCGTCGCCGATGAACTTCCACGGGACGTTGATCTGGGCGCCGCTCATGGCGTCCTGGAGGCGGACGATCTCGTCGGGGAGTCGGTCCTTCTCCACATCCTCGACAGCGGGAAGTCGATCTTTCTTCGCGGCCGGGTTGTTGTGGTTGTTCCCTGACGGTTCTTCTGGTGGTTCTAGTGGTGGTTCCCCCGCAGATTTGACGGGGTTACCGGGAGTATTGTGCGGGGTTTCTGTCGCAAACGACGGGGTTTCCGTCGCAAAGTGCGGGGTTTCTTCGGGCGATACCCCGTCAGATGTGCGGGGTTTACCGTCAGTAACCCCGTCAGATGTGCCGGGATACTCGTCAGTTACCCCGTCAGATGTGCGGGGTTTCGGGACGATCGTGTACCGGTTCCGGACCCGCCGCCCACCACCTGACTCGACCTTCAACTCACCCAGTTCGACCAGGTTCGCGAGGGCCTTCTGTACCGCCCTCGGTGACAACTTCGTCCGCTCGCACAGATCCTCGATCGAGGGCCACGCGAACCCGTCGTCGTCCGCCCGGTCGGCCAGGGCGAGCATGACCAGCCGGGCCCCGTTGCGGGACTCGGACCGGGACCACACCCAGTTCGTGACCTTGAAGCTCACGTGAATCTCTTCTCGATACGCAGGAACGGGACGACGTCAGGCGGCAGTGGCGAGGGGGCGAGATGCGACCTCAAGCGCGGACATCTGGCGCGTCAGGCAAGCGGCCAGGTCCGGGTCTTGATAGCTGCCTGCTGCGGAGGCCGCGTCGTACACGTCGCCCACGACGAATTCACCGTCGTCCCCCACGCGGCGCAGGCTCTCGACGAGCCGCAAGGTTTCCTCCTTTGACGGTTCGCGCTCGCCTGAGGCCGTAAAGGCCACACGCCACAGCTCCATCGCGCGGGCCACCCAGGAGGCTTCTCCGCTCGCCTCCAACTCGTCTTCAGTGAGACCGCAGTAGATCCGTGTCGAGCGGTGGAAGCCCGCATAGGTGGCGGCCTGCGCGACGCGGAATGCGGGAGCGCCGGCGTCGAGGAGCTTCCGGACCTTCTCCTTGACGCGCTCCATGTCCTCGTCGCTGGGCCCTCCGACGTATCGGCCGCTCCAGGGGTCGTCAGTCTCGCCGGGCACGTAGGTCTTGGGCCATGCCGAAATCCACGCGGACCAGACGCGCTCGCGGTCCAGATCTTTGAGGCCCTCGGCGATGTCGCTCATGCCGAAGTAGGTGGCGTGCTGCGCGGCTTCGACGACGCGGCCGGGGTCCAGCACGGCCCAGTCAGAGAGTTCGGCCAGGCTTCGCCGGAATTCGTCTTGCTGCTGAACGGACGGAGCGCCGTCGTCGTCCTCCATGCCGCATGCCCAGACCGAGAATGCCGCGTCTAGTACGGCAGTTCGGCTGTCGATGCCCGCCGGCTCCGGGGCGGCGCCCACGATTACGCGCGCCCGATCTTGGAGTTCTCGGACCATGCGCCAGGCGATGCCGCAGCTGTAGCGGAAGAGGTTCTCGGCCTTGACCGTCTTGTTGGTCATGGCCTTCTCGATGATGTCCGGCCAGACCTCGATGGGGAGCCCGGACTCTCGGAAGTTGTCGATGCTGCTCTTCCATCCGTCTTCCAGCTCGTGGGGTTCGCGCTTGCCGTTGTTCTCCCAGGTCCACTCGTTCCACGCCTGCTGGAAGGTGTTGCGGTAGGCCTGTTTCGGTTTTGCCTGTGCGCGGAGTTCTTCGGCGGCTTGCTTGATGGCGGCGGCCCAGTGGAGGGCGCTGTCCGCAACGTCGGACACGAGTGCCGCATCGGCGGGCATGGAGGACTTGCCGCTGTTGCACGGGTCGCAGCTTGTGACGAGGTTGTCGGGCGCGTCGGACCCGCCGAGGGCTACCGGCATGACGTGGTCGATCCGGAGCGAGACGTCCGGGGCGGATGCTCCGCAGTACCGGCAGGTGTGGTTGTCCCGGCGGAGGATCTCGTACCGGAGGCGCTTGGAGACGGCCATTGATCTTCTTTCGGTCGCGCGTGGTTGGAGGTCCGAAGCGTCTTGGCAGGGCTGACGTCGCCCTGCCATACTACTTTAAAGATTGGTAAGATTGGAAGGAATGGCAATGACTTACACTCTGGCCATGGCTGCTGATCAGGGCATTCAGATCGCCGACGACGGAGTGGCGGAGGTCTCCATGACCTACGCCCGCGCGAACCTGACCCAGCTGCTGCGTGAAGTGCGGTACGGGAAGCGCCCTGGCGCCTTCACCGAGCGCGGCGAACGGAGCGCCTACGTGGTGCCGCCCGACTTCTACGAGCAGGCGGCCAAGGACCGGGCTTTCATGGCGCAGGTGGAGCGCGCCGCCAAGGAAGCTGCCACCGACGAGGAGCGGGCGGCGCTCGGCTTGGATCTCGTTCGCCTGCTGTTCCTTTCCTGACACCGTCTCCTCCTCTCTGCCCGTGAGCCCCGCACCGGTCTGGTGCGGGGCTTCGTGCTGCCGGGCTGGTGTCAGCGGACGTACTCGTCTTGCCGCTCCTGCTCGCGGCGCCGCTTGTAGTCGCGGAGTTCGTCCTCGCTGGGCTTGCTCGCCATCAGGCCGTCGAGCGAGGCATCCGGACGCATCGGGCCTTGGCCGACTTCGTCGAACGTGCCGTCGATCTGCCGGCCCCGGTACATGGCTCGGCGGGCTTCGATCAGGGCTTTCGCGTCTTCGTCGGTGCGGGCGACTTCGCAGCCGGTGACGCGGACCTTGACCTGGGCGGGCTTCTCCTCGCCCTCGGCGTGCCCGGTGTAGGACTTGGAGGTGAGTTCGACGATGGCGTAGACGACGGTGCCGGGCTTCTCGAAGAGGCCGCGGCGTTGGTCGCGGGTCATGGAGGCTTCGACGGCTGCGGCGGCGCTGTCGAGCTTCACCTCGGGGACGTCGGCGGGGCTGAGCTTGGGCATGTGCTGTGCCTTTCTGTGTGGTGCTGGGCTTGAGGGGTGGGCCCGCCCGCCGGGGGGTGGTCGGGCGGGCCCGGTGGCGGTCGGCGCGTGGGGGTCGGCCGGCCGCCGGTCAGGCGGCTTAGAGGTGGGCGTCGATGGCTTGGCCGATGCCCTGGACGAGGGCGGTCCGCATGTCGTCGGGCATGCCGGGTTCGAAGGCGAAGTGGATGCGGGCGATGGGTTTGCCGTCGCCGTCGAGGGTGATGACGTGGTCGTCGCTGGGTTCGAGTCCGTCGGCGCCGAGGTTGATGGCCCACTCGGACACGTCGGCCGCGCCCTTGATGAGCGTGTGAACAGCACGCTCGGCCTCGTCGAACTGCTCGTCGTTGAGGACGTCCTCCCAGTGAGCGCCCTCGGCTCCGTCTGCCTCGGCGGGCGGGAGCATGCTCTCGATCTCGGCGCCACACATTTGCTGCCCCACGCGGTCCGCATCGAGGTGATCGGAGAGATCGGCGAGTTGGCGTGCGGCTTCGGTGCGGATGTCGTCGTCGGTGTACGGGCGGTCGTTCATAGGTGGTGGTGTCCGTTCTGGTGGTAGGCGTCGGCTGCCTCGGCGGCCTGGCGGGCGAGGGCTTCTTCTGCACACGTTTTGTGGGCGGGTTTGCGTTTGGAGTCGCGGAGTTGGGTGGGTTGCCCGCACCATCGGCAGGGGCGTGGGCCCGTGTAGTCCCAGTGCGAGGAGTCGTTCCAGTTGAGGAGCGTGCCGGGCACGTAGTCAGGTTTTGGTGGGGCGCGGCGGCGCTTGCGGCCGGTCATGGTCGCCTGCCCTGGTCGCGGAGCTTCTGGTAGGCCCGCACCCGCTGCCGGGGCGTCAGCCCCGCATACACACCCCACCGGGACAGCGACGACCGGCCGCCTTCATGGCGCAGGCAGTCCATGAGGCAGAGACGCCGTACAGGGCACGGCTTGCAGATGGCGCGGGCTCGTTCGATTCCGGCGGCGTTGTTGTCCGGGTAGAACCATTCGGGGTCGACGCCTTCGGTGCGGCATGCGGCTTGTTTCAGCCAGGCGCGGCCGGGTTCGAGGGTGTCGGGGTGGGTGTTGACGAGCTTCATGACGCCTCCCCGGGCAGCGGGATGAAGTGCCGGACCTTGCCGCGGCTGAGCCCTGCGCCTGCGTCGCGGGCCACGCAGGCGTCGCAGTAACCGGCGCCGATGGTGTACAGCCGCACGCATCCCCCGCCAGCGGCGCGTAGTCCGCCGTCGGGGAGGATGCCGCCGGACTGCCACCAGTGGGGGTTCATGAGGTCGACGGCGAGCGCGACGCGGTGTGTGGATTCCTGCTCGGACTCGGAGTGCCACATGCAGGGCACGGTGACGGCCGGGGATTGCGGCAGTTCGTCGAACAGGGTGAGGGCTTCGGTGATCATCGCGCGGTCACCGCCCCGTACCCGAGCGGGTCCTCGCCGG